GCCCAATGTTACCGCGCCATCGGCCACGCCCGTCAGGAGCGCTTGATAGGCAGAATCTGCACCATTGCGAACCTGCAAAAGCAAATCACCGCCAGCTTCAAGTGTGCGGATTTTCAGTTCATTGGTTGATATGTCATAAAAAGCACTGGCAACACCTGATCCATTTTCTTGAAAGGTTAACGTTGGATCGAGCGTGGCATGGTTTACATAGAAGCCCGTTGTGATGGTTCCCGCTTTCGCCAACCCATCATAATAAAGATCAAGCGCACCATCGGGATCACCATTAAGTATGGTGTTGGTGACAGATGCCGCATCCTCACCGCGCATAATGGTATGCACGGCATCCTCCTGGCCATCGATATAAAAAGCAGTGGTTATATCAGAATAGAGCCGCGCCACCGATGTGCCGGCATTGTTTTTAAGTGCGAGCACCACATCGCCATTATTGTTTGCATCACGAATTCCCGCCCCATTGATGCCAGTTTCCAGCGCAAGCAATCCATTGTTATAAAGCTCCACCGAGCCGCCTGCATTGGCGTATAGGTATGTTCCATCAGCATCATTGTAAACTTGCCAATCATCGCCAGTGTCAACAATCCGAATATAGCCCAGCGCAGTGCCTGGCTGATATTGGATCTGCATTTTGGTTAAACTGTTTTCAAGATAGTTGATTGAGGAGTTTTGTGCTGTTGCAGATGAGATCTGCAGGAGTGCCGTGCCGCCTGTGGCGTGCGTTAAGGTAGCGCCCTGCAGTGAAGTCGCGAGCGTTACCGTGCCATCATAGTATAGATCCATCGAGCCATCAGGATCGCCCTCGCACACCGTAGTGATCGCGCTGCCCGAGTCAGTACCCTGCAGTGCAATGGGATCCGATACATGAGTGTTACGGATGCGCATGCTTGCGCCGCTTAGCGCCTGGATCAAACCCACTTGAGTACCAACATCATCCTGAAAAGATAGAGCAGGATCATTGCCTGAGTTATCTCTGAATGACATACCGGATGCAGTGGTCGATATGCTCACAGTGCCATCGTGGTACAGCACAGCCGCATCATCAGGATCACCCGCCAGGATGAATGTGGCCGTTCCACCAGAATCCACGCTAGTCATATTCACCGTGGCGCTGTTTTGGCTCGCACCGAAACTAAACGCGGAGCTAGTAGCCACAAGCCGCCCGTATCGAGTCGCGCCAGTGGAATCGGTAAACTCGGCGGCAGATGCGCCGCCCGTTTGCGTGTAGATCCGCACACCGCTCAATTGCGTGGAGAATTTTAGGTTATCGTCATAATAGAGATCTAAGCCGCCATCAGGATCAGCATTGAGTAGATCCACAGCCGCAGCACCAGCATCAGTGCCGCCAATAAATACATCGCCACCGCTTACGCTACCGCGCAGCGAGAGTGCCACTGTTGGCCCTGTGAATATCACCCCATGCTGCACGGCCACATTGTCATAAAAGCGTATCGTAGTTGTGGTGCCGCCGGCACTGAGAACATGGATACCCGTATCATCAGTCTCAAATACTAACCCATCATCATGGTACAGATTCAAGCGGCCATCAGGATCACCGATGAGGAGATCCCGCATAGTGCCACCAGCATCCTCACCGCGCAGGTTTACATTGCCGCCGTGATTATTGGAATCTATGTAGACTTCGCCCGTTGAATCGGCCCAATAGGATGCCATCTGCACCGCTGCATCAGTCATGAGCCGCACGGATGTGATGCCGCCACTCGTATCAGATACCTCGATGCCGCCAGCGTGCGAATTAAGCGCCAGTATGCTGTTATAGTACACCTCAGCCACCAGGCCATTATCAGCAAACTGCACCAGGCTCGAGCCACCTGCAGCCTGCCAGGAGGGAGCCACCGCCGCGCCATTGGATGTAAGCACATGGCCCACAGTAGAGCCGAGCGCGAGCTCAGTCACCGCGCCAGCACCATCTGAGTAAAATGTGCGCCAGGCCGTTGCGGTGAGAGCAGTCATGGCTAAAGTCGTAACCAGATCACTCGCAGTGAGTACGCGCTCAAAGCCTGCGCCCGTGCTCGTATTGTTAGCCTCAGCGCCACCAGACGCTGCTGCAGCTGTTCTCAGTGTGGCAGCGCCATCATAGTATAGGCTCACCGTATCATCGGCATCAGCGAGCATCACCAGCTGATCCACACCGAGCGAATCCTCCACAGTCATGGAGAGAGCGCCGGCACTATGGCTCAGCAGTAGCTCGGAAAATTCAGTCCAGGCGGTGCCGCTCCACGTGAGCATCGAATTGGCTACCGTGCCATCGGCAATTGAGCCACCCACTACCAGATCGATCTCGGTGAGCCCCTGCGTGATAGTCACCGAGGCATCGCTCGAGCTCAGCGTGCGGAATTGGAGATCCGTGGCTACCAGGGCATCGAATACCTCAGCGCCTGCGCCCAGGTTACTCGCGCTCGCCACCGTGCTGGCAGTGATCGCATTGAGATCCTCCACCACGCGATAGAGCCAATCTTCAAAGTATGGCGTGGCCGCACCGATCCCGAGATCGATGAGCGGAAGGTTTGCCTGTACGTTTTCGAGTGTTAGATCAGGCATCCTGCTCTATCTCACCCCACAGCTGGTACAGCTGCACGCGAGTCGCATCAGTGACAGTGAAGCGCAGAATAAAATCCTTGTGTCGCGAGATCCGCCCGAAGTTTCGGAATGGTACGCGCTTGCGATAGTTGCCTCGCTTACCCAGGGAGAGCTTGCCCCAAGTAACCCACGTATACCCTCCATCCTTCGAGTACTCGCAGGAGATGTATGGCTCGGTGTTGTCTTGGATCTGGCCCACTTCCATATCGAGCTCGACATAAGGCAGCGTCCAATCTTGAGGAGCTGAGATCGATGGCGTGGTAATCACGCGCTTCATCAGCGTGCCGGCTTCATCCTTGGCATTCTGATCGAGCTCATAGATAAAGCCATCGATCACATCGAGGCCGTAGAGCTTATTATTAAAAAGTGCTGCAGCGCCTATACGCCAGTAATCAAAACCCTCACTCTTGCGCTGGTGCACCTGGCCAGTGGCGAAATCATAGCCCCACGTGAGCCCCTCAGTAGGGAAGGTGAGATAGTAGATCTTGTGCACCGGCCCATCGATAAAGAATCCGAAGGCATCCTCAGTCACCGCAAAGCCTGGAAAGTCGGTAGTGCCATCACCGCGCACGCGCAGCTCGAGATCCAGATCCGAGATCTTGCTCATACCGTTACTGCCGGCATCGATTGAGCGGATAGTATTATCATCAGCAAACCAGGCAAACCGCTCACCGGCATCAGCCAGGGATTGCGTGGCAGACATTCCGCGCAGCTTTGTCGCGCCCTGGATGGCCCTCAGTGGCAGTGTTGTATTAGTTATGGTCTGCCATGTTTCCACGGTGCGCTTGCCGATCATCCAGGCGCTCGAGCCTTTCGCGATCGCTCCCACCATATCATCAGGATTCTGCTCAGCAGATCCGAAGCTCGCCGCATTGTAAGAAGTGAAATCACCCACCTCAGATAGAAAAAATTCGTTCGTATCGCGCCGCGCAAATATGCCCCGCTCATTGAGTACCGTGCCCGAGACTGTAGATAGGAAATCAGGATCAGTGACCGGCACCAGGCCAGCGCCATTCGTGTAAACAAAGCCGCCGCCGATGCCATTGAGCACCATCACCTGATTATCACCTGGCAGAGAGTTTGCGAAGATCTGGCCACGCGCTGAGCCACCGCCCACCGTGCCGAGATTAGTCACCACGCCATATTTATCGCACCGGATCAGATCGCTGCCTGCGATGGCGTACATATAGCCAGAATTGACAAATAGATTCGAGCGGCCTGCGCCTGGCGTAGTCGCGAAGCTAGTGAGGCCAGGGCAATCCTTTACCGTTCTATAGCCACCTTCCATATCAGACTCTGCCAGCATATTGATGAGCCCCTGGCGTGAGCGTATGGAATTATAGTTTCGATCTGCGCCGCCGAGCGGTATCGGTGTGCGCTCACCCATGAGTTTGCTCAGGCACCATGCGCATGCCGTAGATATCAGAATCGAAGCTCAGCGCCTGATCGAGATAATCCTGCGCCTCAGCTCGGATGATCTGAGCTCTCTCAGTGCTGCAGCCGATCTTAGGCACCAGGAGCCTGGCCAGATTGTAAGCGATGGCCAGATACCACTCTGCCGGCAGATCAAAGGTATCCGTAGAATCGACAATGATCGCGATCTCGCGCTCGGCTGTAAAATTCAGGTATTCCACTGCAGTGCTCGGTGCGTTCCACACGTAGAGCTTGCCCTGTGGCTCCTGGCGATCATAAAAAGCCTGGATCACCGTGCCTTGCTGCGTCTTATTCGGCAGCGTCATATAGTCCTCACGGCTCTGCAGCTGGATCGGTATCTCATAATCAGATGCCTCGCCCGAGTGCCTGCGCATCGATCCAGTGGTAGGGATCCGAGAGATCGGCACATAATTCTGCACGCTCTCATAGAAGATCACATCCACACCGATCGAACTGGTGGCCGTGATCTGGCTATTGATCACCACTTCATTGGTATCGAAATCCACCGAATTAACGGTAGTCCAATGCACTGCAGCCACATCATCGGTGATGCCGATCACATCATCAGGAGCGATGCCCACCACACTGGCGAGCTCGATAGTCACATCAGTGGCTACTGCGCCCACTGCCAGCGTAGTGCTGCCCTGGCCCTTTGTATCGTAAAACCGCACATATGTATTATCAGATGCAGCGACCGTGAGAGCGTCTTTCAGGGATACTGTGAGCGTATTGATCGCCTCGATGATCGTCCATTGAATATTGTTGTCTGCAGTCAGGATCCCGATGGCCTGGCCGATCGTCATATTCGCCACTGAATCCACCACGATATCGGTGGCCGCGATCGCAGCATCAGCGCTCAGCTGCGTGCTATACCAGCTCTCGCCATCCACGCATCTGGTGGCAGGCAGGGATAGATCATAGATCCGCTGCCCTTTCTGAAAAAATAGAGTGTATTCGGTGGCCATCCAGAGATGGATCCCCTGAGCCTCCCATAGCTTGAGCATCTGGTTTAATGAATTCTTGCCCTTGAGATAGACCCCGCCATCGATGGTTTCACCATCACCCACGGCCTGCAGGATCTCGAGCGCCTCCACGATCAGATCATTGGCAGTCAGATCCAGGTTATAGGATCCGCTCAGGTTCGTGCTCATATAATCTCCGAGTTTGGTGTGACAGTGATATCAATATCAGCGTTACCCTTGCGTGCGATCTTGTGCACTTGCTGCTTCACTGGCACCACTGGAAAATCTTGCGGCTGGCGCGGTGTCCAGGCCGCAGGGATCACATAATAGCCCTCCCACCTGAGCACTACATCAGAAGTTTTGACGCGAAAGCCAGTTACATCGCAGATCGTATTCGATGCGCCTGGCTCCATCGGTTTGGGATTATGGCGGTAGCCTCGGCCACCTGCTTTACGTTTTGGCATATTTTCATCTTACCATCAGGATTGTGGTGGCGTAGCAATGGCCGTGCCATCCTCGGGATACTGTGGCTGGTAGATCGCGATGCTTGCAGTGATATCACGCGCCTGGCCAGAAATATTGTGTACTCCGATCAGATAATCCTGCCCTTGCTCGAGCAGGAACTCGCCGAATGCAGTCGAATCAATCACGCCAGCATTGCCGCCGCCTGGATCTGGTATGTAGCTGAAATCAATCACCGGCCCCTCCACCGTAACAGTGGGATCCTGCGTGACCGTTACGCCGAGCGTATTACTAGAATTTCGATTTCGATTGAACATCTCCACAGGCGTGCCAGCATCTGAGAAGGTAGTGCCCTCATGCAGATCATACTCGAGCGGCCCACCATCGCCTGTCACCTTGAAGATCTGCAGATGCACAAACACGAAGGCCGGCACCTGGATGAGCATGTAGAACTTGGCACCGTTGGCCACAGCTGCATCGCGTGCGTTGCCTGTATAGAAAAATCCATCATGGATCATTCGATGATTTTCTTGGATCACCGTGATTGAATGCGTCCACGGATCGAATGAGCGCTGCAGCTCATCCTCTACGGATTTTCTAAACCATGATTTCCAATTGAATGACATACACCGAGCCTCCCATCTTTATGCTGCCGTGAGAGTAACGCGCTTGGCAATATCTAAAGCCTCAGAGAGTGCGCTCGAGGCTTCTCTTAACTTCGCCCTTTCCTGGCTCAGCTGCGCCTCAGCGTTATCAAGAGCGGCTTGCCTGGCCTTGATGCCAGCCTCGCTCTCGGCGATCTCCTTGAGCTTGCCTTCTATCTTGGCCTGCTCATTACCGGCAGCTGCATGCATCTGGCGAGCCTCGGCTGAGATCTCGGTGGCCGCCGCTCGCATTTCCACTGCATCCTTTTCGATGGTGGCAACCTTAACTTGAGCCTCGAGCACCATCTCATCACATCGCACTTGATGAGCGGCTGCCTGCCTCTCAAAATCAAGCCGCGATGATTCCCTGGCATCCTTGACGCGCTTTTCGGCAGCTGTCAATTGCTCAAGCCGCTGCTGCACCTTTTTGGGATCGGCAAGCAGTTCGGTGAGTGTATCCATGCTATTCATTGTTAGCTCCCATTACCGGCCTGCACAGCCGTGAGCGTTACCGAGCCAGTGCCGGCCACTAGATTGACGCGCAAAGCACGCACCGGAACCGTGAGCGCCAGGAGCGCAGTGGCTGCGAGCGCATCGCCACTGGCAATACTCTGCCAGGTAGTTGGGTTCTCAGGATCATCCAGCGTGGCCTCGATGTTGTAATCAGTCACCGTGCCAGCCACTACAGCCTGCAGGCCCACATTAAAATCACCCTGTTCCCAATCGGTTTTAATAGTGTCGGATTGGCCGGCCCCCGTTACCGCTACAATTTGAGGACGCATTTACACATCACTCGCCAGCACCGTAAGCACCAGCTCAGCCTCGAGCAGAGTCAGATCCGCGCCGCCTAATGTGTAGCCCACATTCGCGCCACCGAGATCGATGCTCGGGATAGTTGGGAAGTCGGCGATGCCAGTGGTGGCAGTGGAGGCCAGAATCGCATCCACATCGCCACCAAAAATTCCGACCACAATGGTCTGCGCCGCGCCTGCGCCCGATGCCGTGCGTATACGCACAAAGCCCTGAGCAGAGATGCAGTGATCGGGTAAGGTAAAACCAGTATCTTGCTGTGCAGCATCAGCCACCAGTGGCAGCTCGATCACATACTGCTTCATGTATGGATCAGATGAGGAAAGCGCTGAGCGCTGTGCAGAATCGTTCTCGCCGGTAGGTTTACCAGCCAGGCCGATGGAATTGAATCGTGTAGTCATATCGCACCCTGAAATTGAGCAGCAGCCAAATGGCTGCCACGATATTAAAAAGGAGCGCAGCTCATGAGGAGACTGCGCCCAAACTTCTCAGATCTATGTGCCGCTACCGTAGCAAGCACGTGGATCTGTTACGCCATAAGAAGTGTAGAACATTCCTTTGTGGCGGTAGTTGCTGGTGCCGAAATCGTTATCGGTGTCGAATGTGTAGCCCATGCGCTCGAAGCGCTTGAAGCCATCATCTACATCCGTCTTGATAAACCAATCGGTTTGGGCAGTGAATCGGTGATTCACGTGATATCCACCAGGGAATATCTGAGCCACTGGATTGATCGCGTTATTCCCTGAATCAGGCTCGAAGCGTGAAGCCAGGATCCGATCAGCCGTGAAGCGTAGACTGCGAGGAATGTGCAAGCTCTCGGCTCGCGCATCGATCAGCAGACCCGCACCATCGCGGTAATCTTCGATATCAATCAGTGCATCCTCTACAGCTGCCTGCGATAAAGCAGTGAATACTGAGAAGCGATTGGCAAACGTGCCACCCTTACCCAATACGTGAGCCGTGGAGAATAGTGGCTGGCCATCGCCCAGCGTGAAGCCGGTATCATAGCCATTGTTAATCACATCAGCTGCCAGCTGCTCATCGGTATGTACCAGGGAGCGCTTGAGCATCTTGCCTGCTTTGTACACCAGATCACGATAGAGATTATTCATCTGCGCTTCCATCGTGATGATGGTGCCCAGGGCATAGACTGCGTGCACGTAAGTCGTGGCAAAGTCTTGCTTCTCTGAATCGTAGGAAATGTTATTTCCTTCTGGCTTCTCGGATGCAAGGCCGAATCCTGAGATAGAAACATCTAGCTCATAGGCTTTTTCAGATCCTTCCGATTCGAATATCTTGTCATATTCCATCGGATAATCTTTGTACTCTGCGGTAGCGATCGCATTGATCCCTTCCTGCAGTAGCCTGGCTTCTGAGCCTTGCGTGGTGATTGCTACGGGGTTAGAACTCATATTTATAGCTCCCTTACGCTACTGGATTGATCGAGACATTAAAGATCGCACCAGTGCCACCCACGGTGGCCTCGAACACGTTGCCTTGCTGCAGATCTAACTGCAAAAGGTTTAGCGCTTGAACTTTATCGAGTGCAGCCGAGCTGGAATCCAGAGCCATGCCACTGATTCCAGTGATCACGCTGCCGGTGCCGGTAATAAGATCCACAGATCCACCGATCACGGTGCCATCGATCGGCCCCACCAAGGCATCCTCTCGAGCTGCGAATATTACATCCTCACCCCAGCAGACCTTGCCCACGCCATCAGCACCACTCACGTGGTAATTGGTGACCAGGGAGCCTTCATCGGTGAAGTCAGGATAGATTGAGACAAGTGCGCCCTTGAGCGTATTGCCTGCAGCTGCAGATGCAGCCGGTGTTAAACGTGGCACTGTATCAGCTGCCAGTGCGGTGCCGCCGAGGATAAGCATATCCCCAACAAAAGCATTAGCACCATCATCGAGGATCACATCACGCATCTTGCCGTGATAATCCGCCCCATCAGTGGTGCCAATCGGTGCAAAACCAAAAGCCGTCATATGGCTCTCCTATAAGTTATCGATTTAAGTCGGTTTTTACGCCGCTGCCGAGCTTATTCGGAGCGCCACTGCGCAGCTCTTATGCCGCGCATGGGTTCTATATACGGATATTATAGGCCAGGGATCTCTCCTGCAACCTCTCTCAGCTGCTCGAGCCCTTGCTGGCCGCTTGGCAGGTTCGGTGCGTAGGTTTGCAGACCTGGCCCATCACCATAGCTAGACTGATCTGCGCCGAGCGTCATGGAGCGCTTGATGAGCTCCTGGCGGTGCTGCTGCGGAGCGATCTTGATGCGATGATATTCCGCATAGCTGATCTTGAGCAGGTAAACATGGAAAGCACCGGCTCGAGTCTCGCCACCGACTACACGGACCCATTGAGTTTCGTGCTGATCAGTGATGCCGGCAAATGCGCGATTGCGCTCTGTATTCCACTCCACCGGCTCAGCACCGAGATCGATCCAGCGCTGCACATCACCATCCACATCATTGATCCACATCAGCTGGAATTCTTTACCGTATTTCTGCAGGTAGGCAGTGATATCTGGAAACTTCTTGCCCATCTCCAATGGATTGCGCATCGATCTGGAATTGATAGCGGCCTGCGTGTTTTCCTTGAGCACATCCTCGCTCGTAGATACACGTGGAGGCAGCTGGCGATGCCCACGATCACCGATAGGCTGGTGCTCTTTATCGCGCATATTCTCCTGCTCGGCCACATTAGCCAGGGCAGTGAGTGCCTGCTCGCGCTGCTTGAGATCCTGCTCACGCTCAGCGAGCTCGCGCTCACGCATCTCCTGGCCGGCCTTCCGCTCATCCACAGATTCGATCTCCTTTTTTAGCTCGCTATTCTGCTTCTGTAGCTCATTGCGCGTGAGATTGCGCGAACTGTCGCCCATGCTTGGAATGTTTGGCTTATCGCTCATCGTGTCAGACTCCTCTCGAATTTCTTGGCATCATCATCACCATACTTGCTCTTGATCATATCCCTGATCTCGGCTGCAGCATTCTGCTGCCGTGGATTACGTGGATCCTCGAGCACATAGCTCTCAGCTCTCGGATCTGCCTGCTTGCCTGCAGCTCGGCGCTTGGTTCCTGGCTGGCCTGATTGCCGGCTGTTACGTGGACTCTCAGCCGGTGCTCTAGCTGCAGGCGCATCATCACCAAATAGCTCAGTAGCATCCTTGTATGATTTCTTGAGCCAGCGCTTGATCATTGCGTCAGTCACATTGAGCTTCTGATCATAGGCTCGCTTGGCCATCGCATTAAATGCGAGCTCCACCTCAGCATTAAACTCGGGATCGAAATCTTCGTGTGTCGTATCGATGGCAGGATTCAGTGCGCGAAAGTCTTGGATCGGCCCCATCTCCTCAGCTGATTCGGTAACTCCTGGCCGCGATTTCTGTTTAGCATCATGCTCCTTGAGCGCCTCAGTCGCCTCGATCGCGCCATCCACATCCTCATCCTCACGCGCCTGGCGCAGCTCAGCCTCGATCTCTGCGCGGATCCTGGCCTGCTCCTGCGCCTGCCAATCGCCAATGGCCTCGAGAGTCTGCTGCTGGGTTTTCTTTAATCCCTTCACTTCCTTCTCGAGCTTGCGACTATCCACAATTCGCTCATGCTGGCCCTGGTAGGCATTCTTGCCCACGTAATCATCGGGATCCTTACCCGCGTCGACCCAATCCTGATAAGAGAGATGGCCGTGCGGATTGGCCTCAGCCTCACCTCCTGGCGCATCATCCTCGATCACCGGATCATCTACTGCAGGCGGTGCATCGCCTGCGCTCATCTGCGATCTGGTGGCATCGAACTGAGCACCAGCTGCATCCACATCAAAATCCTCACTCATATCATCTTCCCGAATATATCCTCATCATTCATCAGCTGATAAAACGTGCCCGATCCTGGTGGATGTTCCACCCTGGTGCCTGCATAGCGGCTGAATACCACCACATCACCCTCATCGGCCCACGCTTCTCGGCCACCCATGCGATCGAAGGCCACCGGCCCCATGCTAATGATCACGCCATGATTCTCACCACGCTCCTCACGCTCGATCTGGTTAACGCTCTTGGCCACAAAGCCGGCTTGCGCGAGTGTTGGCGCAGTCTCCATCTCAGCCTCCTCGAGGCCCATCGTAGACTCGATTGGCTTGATCAGTAAGCGATAGCCCACTGCTTGCAGCATGCCCTTAGATACAAGCGCACGCGCTGCACCGATCACTCGGCTGGCCATCTCCTGAGCTTCCTCCTGGCGCTTCTCAGCCAGGGCAGGGAGATCATCAGTCTGCACTGGCTTATCACCTTCCGTCATTTTCATGTAGCGCTCAAAGGCCAGCTCAGCACCTTCCGATGCCGGCTCATTATTCTGATTCATTTAGTTCCTTATCTTCTGGATAAAAGACCATCTCATAAAACTCAAGGAGCTCGATCGGCTGAGCAGCATCGCGGTATGCGTCCTGCTTGCCGAGAGCACCGTGGCTCATTGCGTGAGATAGATCTGAGTTACTTGAATCGAGGATAGCACCAGTGCCAAGAGCATCCTGAGCATCGGCAGCCTTCCAGCTGAGTGCTTCCAGATATGTCTTGGTGACGGTGTTGGCCAGCCAGAGATCCAGCTGATCCTTCGATATTTGTGGGAGCCGTGGCGCTTTTGCCATCAGCGATTCCTTCTCTTATGGAGGAAATCGCAGCGTAAATTTTTTTAGAGCCCCTGGCTAGTGCCTGGTGGCAATCCCTGGCCTGCACCTGGCACCATCGGAACCACACCAGGATCTGCTGGGTTCGGGTTCGGTGGCGCTTGCGGTGATGGCAGTGGTGGCGGTGCATTCCCATCGATGAGCGCATCCTCGATGCCCTGCACGGTAGCCACTGGATCATTGCCAGCCATACCCATCTCCCACAGCCGATACATCGCCTCACTGTATGCCTTGGTGATCTGAGCCTCAGTGAGATCCAGCTGCAGATTCATATCTGCGCCATCCTTCTGAGCCTTGAGCATTGCTGCCAGGCGTTTGATCTCTAGCTCGGCTTCCTTCACAGCGATCTCACGCTCAGCGATCTCAGCCTCGCGTGCCAGGTTCGCCATCATCACCTGCTCCATCGGATCAGGCTCGCCGCTCGGCATCGGTGCCAGGCGCTCAAGATCTGTGACCTTCATGGTAGTGAGCCAATCCAGGTAAGCCTCGCGCACATTAAGGATCGGCTGCGTTTGGTTCTTAGCTTCCTCGAGCACGATCTGAGCACGCTGCTGCTGCTCGATATCAGAGCCCTGGCTCGGATCCACTGCCAGGCGGATATCCATATCTGCAGGATTAAAATCGGCAGCCATTGCGAATTCTTGATCGCCATCCACCACAGTATTGTATTTGGTGTCGCTGTAATGCTTGAAGTTTAGATCCGCGATCTTCGAGAACTCCTCTCGAGCACCGTTGTATACACGCATCACAATCGAGTTTGGCACCTTGAGCCCTTGCTGCAGGCGTGCCAGGTACATGCTCGCAGCCTCCTGGCTGTTGGTGTCCATGTTCATGGCTGAGTTGGTCATATCCCGCACCTGAGTGAGCATCCACTCAGTGAGCTGGAATAGAGTCTGGTTCGGCCCTGAGTATGGGAATTGGTACACGCTCTGCGCCAGTGGCTTGCCGCCAGTATTAACTGGTGTCATTTGGCCCATTCGGATCTCTACCGGCCCATTCTGCTGGCGATTGCCACGCGCCTGGCTGCCTGTAAGTTGCTGATCTATAAGGCCGCTATTACCTGCCAGGTTCGCGAGAGTACCCGCATCGAGGAGCTGCCGGATGCCGGTATTCATCGATTTAAACAGATCACATAGCAGGATGCCCCACCCCATACCCATCGGACCACCCTCGGGATCAGGCAGGAATTGATACTGCGTGAATATCCCGCTCATGCGCACGTTGATCACCTCGCCTTTATCATTGGCGTTGATCTCCTCCTCATCATAGGCCGCACGCACACTGATCACCTGATCGGTATCGCACCAGATCATCACCTCATAGGGCTCATCAAGGCCATCATCATCGAGATCCAGCCAGGTAAACGCACGGATGCACTCAAATGGCTCAGGATGATCGCGCTCCAATGGCACGATCGCCTCATCGAGCTCCCACTCGCATGCGCCACGGATGCAGCTGATCACCTCATTCCTGGTGTACTGCTCCTCGATGAATTTATCGGGAGCTTCCTCGAAAGTCTCATAGCCCTGATCAAATATGACAGAATCACCCATGAGCAGCCGGCTGCTCACTTCCTGCTCATCGTAATCATAGCGAGTGTACTTGTAAGCAGTGCCCACGCATGGCAGCCCCAGGAGCATCTTATCCTGGCGTTTGCGCCACGTGCCTCGATCCATCGATTCCTTGAGCTGCCAATTCATGTACTCGGCCACGCGCTTGGCCCTGGCATCCTTCTCGGCGGTATCCTTGCCGTATGTTTTCATGCTCGCGATGTTAGGCGACCACACCAGCTCAGGAACCGTGCGACTATGGAAGTCGAGCATGGCCTCAAGGATGAAAGGCATCATCACATTACTGGCATTCTTGAATGGAAAATTCTTTTCCTTGGATTCCGGCTCGAGCTTCGCGAGTTTGTTGGCTTCCTTGTACTTGCGCAGCCAATCGGCCATTGATTCCTTCGCAGTATCAAAGCGCTGCTGTATCTCCTGCGATACCTGGCTCGGATTCTTGAGCTCATCCACCAGATTGCCGGCCTCAATAAACTCGAAGATCTTGATCCCCGCTTTCACTGGCTCCACGCCATCAGGCAGATCCACCATTCCAGGCATATCAGGCAGCTCAGGAGCAGCCATCTCAGGCATCTGCTCGGGATCCATCATCTCCTCACCCATCATCTCAGCCATCTACTTTTGGCCCCAATCTTTACGCTGCCGGCCATGCCCCATTGCCTCACGCGCACTATTGAGCGCTGCCCGAGCGGTTTGATCGAATCCCTTGCCTCGAGCCACCTGCTTATCCCTTCGCGGTGAGCGGCGCTCTTGCGGCTTTGTGGCCATATATGCACGGCCTGCCTTGTTTGTATCGCTGAATTCGGTGGGTTTCTTAGCCATGATCTCAATATCCTGTGGTTATGTCTCGACCGCTGTGCGGATCTTGTTCGGGCAGCTCCTCGGAGTATGCCACCGGCCTGGCAAAGGTTAAAGCAATGGCATCACCGCAGTCAGGCGATAATCCAAGCCGCTCCTTGGTTTGATCCTTGCTTTCCAGTTCCTTCATGTTGCGTGAATTGAATTTATACTCCACTGCGCACAGATCCATTGTGCACTCCTCCACCTTCTTGGCTCGATCCTCAGCCGTGTTATTGATCAGCACCACATTGGTATCATCGAACCATAGACCCATCTCCTGCCACATCTCATTGCGCCTATTGGTGTATTTGGTTTGATTGAATGCTCGGCTGCCAAAATTCACGCCCTCCACCTCATCATAGCCCAGCTCATGCAGGCGATCGATCACACCCACGCCCATGCCCTCATCGATGAAGCACGCCTCAATCGGCAGCGCATCCAGTATTCCCTTCACAAAGCCAGCGATCTCCATCTGATCCATCTTCGAGACATAGCTGGTGCAGTCCCATGTAACGCGCCCCTGGCGGATCGCTATTGCCAGGCGATCATTGCCGAATCGAGCAGGATCCACACCCATCACGATCGGCCCACGTGCCTCGATCACGCCACCATCCACATTCAGATGCTCACCGCGCTCATTGATCCGGCCACCGTTTGCGATGGCATTACCCACTGCACTGGCAGAGATGAGCTGCTTGTATCCTGCATTCTCGAATGCTTCCTGCGCGGTGTTGGGGTACTCACGCTTGAATTGATCCACGCCTTCCGGCAGCTGCGCCACCTTGCGCCTGCGCCACATCAGATTCTCGGGAGTGATGCACTTGCGAGGATCATCGCCGCCACCGTACTGATCGATGAGCTTGATCTCATCCTCCTCGAGCGGCTCACCGTCATACGGCATCTGGTACTCACTCTGCCAATACCAGGGAATGAAAACAGGGATAAAACCATTTAGGCCGGCCACTGCCTTAACCCATGTGCTGTGGAAGTAGTTACCCATGCCATCGCTGGTGCTCTCGAGCCAGATCTCGCCCGATGTTTCCGGCACCGCCTGCATCACGCCAGTGGTGTGAGTTTCTGCATGAGGCCAGAATGCCACCTCAGAGCCGTGGAAGTATTGGATAGTGGAAGATCGTCCAGTGCCCCTGGATCCAGCCGTGCCCACCTTATAGCCTGAATCAAGCAGATCGAAGTGCAGCTCCTTGCCGCTATCTCTATCAGTGGATGGCTGCAGCTCGGCAGGGCAGTGCTCATGATACCGGCTCGCCATATCGAATAGATTCTGCGTGGCCTCACCTTCATGCGTGAGTATGTATGCACGCTGGCCCTTGCGATGTATCACCTTCCAGTAGAAACGGCCTTCGATGTACGTGCTCATGCCTTGCTGCCGGCCCTTGAGTACAATGATGCGCACGCGGCCCTCACGCTTCTCCTGAGCTTCTGCTATCTCATGGATATATGTCTGCGCCTCATTAAGCGCAAACTGCTGATTCCCTTCCTCCTTGGTGCGTATGGTCAGGCATCGCGGTGCGAAGTATGTGAAATCATCCTTGAGATTAATGAAGTGCGCCAGGAGCTCGGCCTCGCTGTACTCCTCCTCAGTTTGTTGTGCCTCAGCCATCGATGCGCCTCAGAGTGTGTGCAGTGGTGGGTTCGGTGATCGTGCTGCCATCGAAGCGCACGAATATCACACTTGAATACACCTTGATCACCGTGCCGTGCTCGATGCCAGGGCAATTGGGATTCTGTGCCGGTGGGAAGTAGATCACCCGATCGCCTGGATCCAGATCATCGAGCCAAAAATCACTTTGTAAATCAGCCACTTATCAGATCCTCCACTGCCAAATCCCTGCACTGCCTGCACCTTGGCTTATCACCCTGGCCGGCCACGTAGTTGCGCACCCGCACGCGCCTGCCTGCTTTGCACTGTTGGTGAGAGTGATACACGCTGGATCTCGGTGAGTGCCATGCCTTGAGAGTTTCTACCACGCTGCTCGGCATCAGTACGGCCCCTGCTTGCTGGTGTTGCGCCTGATCGCAGTGAGCTCCTCGCAGATATGTGCCAGCGCCCTGGTTACTTCCACATCGAGCTCGCTGAGCTGAGGCAGGCCAGGTATCACTTGCTGAGCATCGGATAGCTCCTGCTCAGCATCCACCAGATCCTGCAGGTATAGGGTATCGATCGCATACTGCACGCACGCCACCAGATCGGAACCGATCATCTCAGCGTATGGTGGCTGCGTTAAATTCTTTAATCCCTGGATCTTGCTCATGCCATCGCCCCGAAATTAAAAGGCACCTTTCTCCATTTGTGATCCTTGCCTGCGCCTACCTGAGCGCGTGCAGCTGCAGCCGCTGGATTCGTAGTGGTACTTAGTCCAGGCGGTAAGCCTCGGGATCCGATGCGCTTGGTGCGATCGAGGGAATCCTTGTAAGTCTTATTGTCGGTGTAGTCGTGCTCAGTGATCGTGCCGCCTTGCATTAAGAAGGCAGCCACATCATCAGTGAGCTCAGATCTTAGAGCTTCCCGCTCCTGTTTTGGTGTTGGTCGCATTGCTTTTATCCTTGGCGCTTATGCCAGTGAATGTGTGCGGATCCCTGCTTGCGTGCCTGGTGCCGCATAGTTTGC